GTTCGTCCACTATGTCTGTGACCGTGGTTCCCGCGATCATTACTGGTGGCCAATTCCAGAACGTGACCATCCCGACCACTTCCGCTACTGCAACGGTCACCCCGTTCAGCATCGGCACGTCGGCAACTGGTACTGTCAGCCCGCAAAACATCGTGATGCACCGCAATGCGTTTACGCTGGCCACGGCTGACCTGGAACTGCCTGATGGCGTCCACTTCGCTGGCCGTGCGTCCGACAAGGAACTGGGTCTTTCGATCCGCGTGGTTCGTCAGTACACGATCAACAACGACAGCATCCCGACTCGTTTGGATGTGCTGTATGGTTGGGCGCCGTTGTACCAGGAACTTGCTTGCCGTGTTGCGGCTTAACTTTGAAACATAGAAAGGAAACCAATCATGGCAAATCCAGGCCCCGCAAGTAGCACGACCAATCACCCTTCGAATCTGGCCACCAACCAGGCACTTCGCCTGTTGGCCAGCGCCCAGGGTGTTAACCTTAACAGCGTCGGTGATACCGTCGCAAGCCTTCTAAACGACAGCGGCAACGTCAGCGTTCAGTCCATCATCGTGGCGAACGCTAGCGTTGACCTGACGACCGCCCAACTGGCTGTTTATACCGGCCCTGGCGCAACTGGCACGGCTATCAAGTCTGCCTACGCGCTGACCGGTAACAGCAGCAGCGCCAAAGTGGTTGTCACCGCAGCAACTTCGACCGATGCGATTGATACAAACCAACTGTATATTCGCTGCACTACGGCCCAAGGCGCAGCGGCTACCGCCGACGTGTTCATTTATGGTTACGACCTGACGTTCCTTCCTTAATCGGGATGGGATAATGAACAGAGGAAGCCGCCCCCACAAGGGGTGGCTTTTTCGCTTTCAACACCTATAATTTCGCAAGAAAGGGGATTCAAATGCTGCCATCATTCAGACCCAACGGGCCAACGACCCGAATTACGGTTGCCGGAACGGCCACTACCCCCCTGCAAATCACCCCCAACACCAACGTTGAAAACAACTACGTTGCGCTGATTAACGTCGGTGCTGCAACTGTTTCCGTTAGCCTGGGGCCGACTTCAGGGACAACCCCCACTCCGGTGGTTCCATTGACCACGGCATCGACGCCTGGCGTGGTACTCCCGCCGAACATGATTTACCCGATGGTGATTCCAGCCCCGCGCAACAACTTTTTTGTTTCGCTGATCGGCAGCAGCGCCGCTGGTGATGTCTATGTGACGCCTGTGGCCGCGGGGTAAACCATGGCCAATCAGGTCGCCAACCAGCAGACCACAAACATCGTACCGGTTCAGGGCGTTTTTGACCCTGAGCCGACGTTTGCAATCCAGTATTTTGTTGGCCCTGCTGGAACGCCCTTTTTCGCCCCAATCAACCCTGTTCAGTCAGGGTTAACCATTACGAATTCGACGATTGATTCGTCAGTTATTGGTGGGAATGTCCCCGCAGCGGCGTACTTTTCGACCGCCCAGGTGGCAGCAACCCCGACCGCGGACGCGGACGTGGCCAATAAGGCTTACGTCGATTCCGTCGCGCAAGGGCTGGACATCAAGGCGTCGTGTCTTTACACGACCACAAACAACATCACCCTTTCCGGTTTGGCGACCCAGGCCGGTGGCGACTGGCCATCGACCCTGACCGCGGGCGACCGCATCCTGGTCAAGAATCAGACCAACCAGGCGCAAAACGGCATTTATGCTGCGTCGGCATCGGGCTGGACGCGCACCGCGGACATGAACAACTGGGCCGAAGTGCCTGGCGCGTTCACGTTCATTGAAGACGGCGCGACCTTGGCATCGACCGGCTGGGTTACGACCGCGGGTTCGACCGGCACGATTGGCGTGACCAATATGCCCTGGACGCAGTTTTCAGGGGCTGGGACGTACACAGCCGGAAACGGGCTGCAAATAATTTCCAACGCGTTTTCGGTCAAGTTGAACGGCACGACGTTGGATGCCAGCGCCAGCGGCCTAAAGATTTCGGACACCTACCCAGGGCAAACCAGCATCACGACTTTGGGCACAATTGCCACGGGAACCTGGGCCGCAACTGACGTAGCGGTGCTGTACGGCGGTACAGGTGCATCAGACGCCGCGGGGGCCAGGGCAAACCTGTCCGCTGCTGTCTTGGGGGCAAATAACGACATCACCAGTATGTCGGCCATAACGGGCGCGATTGCGACCCCGACATACATCGACTTTAACCACACGCAAAGCCCGCTGCCGACCAACGCGACGGCGCGGCTGTACTACGACAGCACCGACCAATTCCAGACCCTTGCCTTCCAAATGAACGGCAACGTGGTGCAAAAGATTGGCGAAGAACAGTTTTACCGCGTCAAGTGCCAAGGGGCGATTACCAAAGGCCAGGTGGTCATGTTTGCCAACACGCTGGGCGCATCCGGTGGATTGGTGGGCGCAGCCGCCACGGGTCTGACCAAAGACCAGGGCCAATACATTCTTGGCCTGGCCGCAGAATCCGGCAACAACAACGACTGGATTTTTGTGGTGTCGTTTGGTGAGGTCAAAAACATCAACACCACGGGCGGCGCTGAAACCTGGGCGCAAGGCGACGAACTGTTCTACAACCCCGCCGTGACCGGTGGGCTGACCAAGAACAAGCCCGCAGTCCCAAACGCCATCGTGCTGGTGGCCGCGGTGGTTCATGTAGGAACGTCCAACGGCATTTTGTTTGTGCGGCCCACTTACGGGTCGGTTTTGGGGGGTACTGATGGCAACGTCCAGTTTGGCACACTCAACAACCTTGACGTTTTGCAATACAACGGCACAGGTCAGTATTGGACAAATGTCGCAGCCAGTAGCCTGTCCGTCAGTTACGCCGCCACAGCGGGATCAGCGGGAAGTGCCACCACAGCGACCACCGCAACAAACTTGGCTGGCGGGGCCGCGGGAAGTCTGCCGTACCAAACGGGTTCCGGCGCTACTACGTTCTTGGGACTTGGAACATCCACTTACATCCTGACCGCGGGCGCGACAGCGCCAGGCTGGACTGATCCGGCCAGCATCACGGTGGGAAGCGCCACCAGCGCCACCAGCGCGACCACAGCGACGAATTTGGCTGGGGGTGCTGCTGCCAGTATTCCCTACCAATCTGCAAGCGGTACAACGGCGTTTTTGGCGTCTGCCGCGGGCGATGCAGGAAAAGTCCTACAAAGCAACGGCACGTCGGCCCCGTCCTGGGTTACGCCCGTGGCCTACGCGACGGTCACCGACGACACGACAACGAACGCAACCAGGTATCCGTTATTTGCAAATCAGACTGCGGGCAACCTAGCGACTGTTTTTGCATCGTCCACAAAGTACCAGTACAACCCATCAACCGGCATTCTGACGGCCACGGGGTTTGCGGGCAACGGGGCGGGTTTGACGGGTCTGCCCGCGGGCGAACTGACCGGCACGATTCCGTCCACGGTGCTGGGCAATTCAACGCTGCACATTGGAACCACGTCGATTGCGTTGAACCGTGCCAGCGCCAGCCAAAGCCTGACCGGTGTCAGCATTGACGGCAGCGCGGGGTCTGCGGGAAGTGCCACAAACGCAACAAACGCAACGAACATCGCAATTACGGACGACACCAGCACGAATGCTGACTACTACCCTGTTTGGGTGACAAATAGCACCGGAAACTTGCCCGCAAAGGTGACCAGCACTAAACTTAAATTCAATCCGTCCACGGGTGTTTTGACACCAACGGGCGGTATCGGCGGGGGTGCATTTTGAAAACAACCTGGAAAATTTTGAGCATTAAGGCAACGGACGGGCTAATCACCCAGGCCCAGTACCACGCCCGCGCAGCCGATGGCGACATGGCCGTGGAAACCGAAGGAACGTGGTTTTTCAAGCACCTGAAGAAACAGGTTCCGTTTGAAAAGGTCACCGAAGAATTGATGGTGGGCTGGATCAAATCGGAATCGGACGGGCTAATTGAAGACCGGCTGGCCCAACAACTGAAGAACCTGGCCGAACGGCACGAAACACCGTTGCCATGGATGCCCCAGGTGTTCACCCCCAAGATTGAGGAATAACTATGGCAGTCAACCTTTCCCCTGTATTCGGCGTCGCCGGACAACTATTTGACAACAACGGCAACCCACTGGCTGGTGGAAAGATTTTCACCTACGCCGCTGGAACTACCACGCCCGCCGCCACTTACACAAACGGGGCTGGCACGATTGCACACAGCAATCCGATCATTTTGGATGGCGCTGGTCGAGTGCCTACCGGTGAAATTTGGCTGACTGACGGAATCGCGTACAAGTTTGTGGTTCAGGATTCGGCCAATAACCTGATTGGGACTTACGACAATTTAACCGGCATCAATTCCAACTTTGTTGCCTATACCAGTCAACAGGAAATCCAAACTGCAACCGCTGGCCAGACAGTTTTCACACTGACGACCATGCAATACCAGCCAGGCACGAACAACTTGTCCGTGTTTGTCGATGGTGTCAATCAGTACGGCCCTGGCGCACAGTACGCCTTCATCGAAACCAACAGCACGACCGTCACGTTTGTTACGGGGCTGCACGTTGGCGCACAGGTCAAATTTACAACTGCGTCGCCAGTGGCCACCAACGTTACAACCGCCCAAAACGTTTCTTACGAAATGCCTGGAACGGGGTCTGTAAACCTTAGTGTCTTGGAAAAGTTTGAACAATTTTGGGTGTCGGTAAAAGACTATGGCGCAGTGGGCGACGGCGTTACGGATGACACGCAAGCCATTCAGGACGCGGTGAACTACGCCAATTCTTTGATTATGGCGTCGCAAAACGGCGCGGGCAATCCATTCAATGCGGCTATCAAGGGGGTCTATTTCCCCCAGGGCGTGTATTTGACATCGGACAACATCGACATTCCAGGGTTTTGCCAAATCTATGGCGACGAAGCCAAGATTCAGCAAAGTGACCCAACTAAAGATGTGATGTCTTCCGGTCGAATCAACATCACGACTGGCGCATACATTGATGGCGCGGCGTATTTGATGACTATTCGCGGGCTAACGTTTGTTGGGGGCCGTCGTCATTTGGTGCTTGCCAACAACAATTTGGACAGCAACCAACTGCGGATTGAAGAATGTATGTTCTACAACTCTGCCAACTTTGCAATTGATGTAGTTGCGATCAGTGGTCAATTAAAAATTGACAAGTGCAAGTTTGTGAACAATGCCAGGGTTGCGCGAATTGCCAACGACATGAAGGAATTTTCCGATTGTTGGTTCGATGGCAACAAGTCCAACACGCAAGACACCACGCAAATTGTCAACGTCGGTGGAACGCTGTATTTTTACCGCTGCATTGGCGTTCCTGGAACGCAACTGAATGCGGCATGGGTGGCCGACTATCAAAACCATGTGCAGATGTACAACTGCCGATGGGGCGATGAAGGTGGAAATGGCGGGTGGCCGTTGATCCATGCGTTTGGCTGTCCTGACACATCAACCAGGTACAGCCCCGCAATTGTGATTCGTGACTGCTACACGGGTGGTGGTTTGAACTCTGGCCGAGCCGATGCGTCGTTGGTCTGGTGTACCTATCCGGCTTCAGATGGCATTAAGCGCGTCCCGCCCATCATCATCATTGACAACGTGACCAAGGTGTCGTCGTCTTATTCGATCAACACGAACATGACTGACGGTGAATTCAACACCGCGGTTAATTTGCATTCAGGGTTGACGTATTACGATGTAAATAAGGTTCAGCAAGAAACGTTTGGCATCAGCGCAAACATGGCCACGCCGGTCAAACAGCGAAGCCTTCGTCGGCGCGAAATGAATTTGTCCAGCACGGCGGGATCAAATCAAAACCTGTTCCGACATTTCATCACCAAGCAAATGCTGGCTAATCAAAATTCTGTGATGAAGATTAGGTACAGCGGCAATGTAATCAACAATGCAAACAGCAAATCAATTTTGCTGTATTTGAACACCAATCATTTGTCCACGTTGGCATATTCGCCAGCATCGGGCGCTGCAACTGATTTTTTTGGTGAAATCATCGTAACTGCCCCTGATGAGTACAACTTGATTTTTACGCACCGCGTGACCGACACCACGGGCGTGAAAGTTGTAGCCATTGAGAATTGGACGCCTTTGAACATCATCAACAACGAATACTATCTTGACATCAACACAACTGGCGCAACAGCCGGTGACATTGTGGTTGAAATGTTGGATGTTGAAATCGCACTGTAAGGGGTACACATGGCACAAACAGGCTACACCCCAATCCTAATTTACAGCAGCAGCACAGCCGCACAGGCTCCCGCTGCTGGTAACCTGACCAACAGCACGTTGGGGTCGGAACTTGCCATAAACATCACCGATGGCAAACTGTTCTACAAAGACAACGCCAACAACGTCCAAGTCATTGCCTGGAAAACCACTCCCACCACTGCGGGCGGCACTGGCCTGACCAGTTACACCGCCGGAGATATGCTGTATTACGCCAGCGGCACGGCTTTGTCTAAATTGGCCATCGGAACGTCGGGCCAATGGCTTGGATCATCGGGTACGGCCCCGCAATGGAATTCGCCAGCAGCCCTTACAAAGACCGATGACACCAACGTCACTTTGACTTTGGGCGGCAACGCCAGCACCGCATTGCTGAATGCTGCATCGCTGACACTTGGCTGGACAGGCCAACTGGCGACCAGCCGCGGCGGCACGGGGTTGTCATCGTTTACAACCAACGGCATTTTGTACGCCACCAGCACCAGTGCATTGACCACTGGCAGCGCGTTGACGTTTGATGGTTCGCTTGTTGTTCCAGCATCTGCAATCGGCATAAGTGGAACGGTGGGTTTCCGTGCAAACGACACCACCAACAGCAAGAACATCCAAATGTTCCGTGCTGGATCGGGCTACAACTACATTGGGATTGTTGGAACGCAAGGCGTTATTTACAGCATAGACCAACTGACTATTGCAATGGACACAAATGGCCCGTTGCAATTGTCTTTAGGTGGCGCTGTACGGTGGACATATGATTCAACGGGTAATGTTGCTGTAAACACAGCAGCCAAAGGCATCAATTTCACTGCAAACGCGAATGCGCCTGGCATGACCAGCGAATTGTTGAATTGGTATGAGGAAGGTACTTGGACACCTTCGCTTGGTGGCAATACTACATATACCGTTCAAGAAGGTTTTTATACGCGTGTTGGAAATCTTGTTCACGTTCAAGGAAAAATTGTTGTAAATGCAATTGGAACAGGAAGTCAAACGACTGTATCTGGTTTGCCTTTTACGGTAAAAAATACAGCAAACAGCACAACAGGAAAAGGTGTTGTAGGTTATTTTGCCAATATTGCGACCAATTTGGCTTTTTTTGCGCCTGATGCAATTAACAACACAACAACCTTTTATTTTGAGGGTACAACTGGTGCTGTGGCAACTGCGACTAATGCTCCGAACATTTTTGCAAATAGTACGCGTGTGGATTTTGCGCTTACTTACATATGCCAGTAAAGGAAAAAAAATGTCTTTGACTAAAGCAACGTATTCGATGATTGACGGGCCTGTTGGCAACGTCAAAGATTTTGGCGCAGTTGGCGATGGTGTTGCAGATGACACCGCGGCCGTTCAAGCAGCCATTGATGAAATTTGTGACGCGCAAGGAATTTTGTTGTTTCCACCAGGCACTTATGCGCTTTCCGCACCTTTGACATTTCCTAACAAATCTTTTGTTATTCGTGGTTCAGGCCCTACCGCCACCAACATTTCCGAAATTCCTGGGTCTGGTCAAATTAAACTTTTTGATATGAGTGGCACTAATGGCCCGTCTGTTGTGATTGAGCAAATGGGATTTTTTGGCCCTACTGGCGGCCCTGGTTACGGCGGTGACGGTATTTATTTTTCGGCGTCCAACGGTGTTAGCGTTGTCAACTGTTGGTTTGGTGGATTGCTAAACGGTGTCAATAAAGCAAATGACTCGTCTTACGTTCGTCTGCTGGATTGCACGTTTGAGTATTGCTACAACGCTATCACGTTTGACCAAGGTGTTCAATGTATTGTGGATAACACCACATTTTACAGAAACACCTTTGATTACAACTTGTCCGGGCAATGCAGTCTTGGATTGTTCACAAACTCGACCCATGCTGAAACAATTAACACTTGTGTGTATTTGAACGGAGTTAAAGACGCAATTATTGAAAACGTAACTTGCCGTCAAGATTTTGATACCCGTGTTCCGATCATCGTGCAAATGGCAAACAGTTGCCAGAGAAATATACTTAGGAACATCAGATCGTACAATTTTGGGTCAAAACTGATTGCGTTAAACAGCGCCGCTGCCAATACAAACAATTTGTTTGATGGGTTGTATTTCAGTGTTGTTCTCCCAGCAACATTACCAGTTGGAACCGGTGGTAATGGAATTGAAATTAGCGCGTCAAATCAAGGAAATACATTTAGCAATTTTAATTTTGTTGCGATTGATGTTGGAATTGTAGAAGCAGGAGGGGATAACCGGTTTGTAAATGGCATCGTCAACAATTCAGGAACTTCTGGCATCCGCATTCAGGGCGCAACAAATTCCGAATTTGTTGGTATTACGTTGGTAAACAATGCGGTTGATTGGGCCACTGCTGGAACCGTAGAAACTGTTTGGCTTGCCGACATCAGTGGAACTGTCAACGGACTGACCCCACAAAGATATGGAAGCAAAGGCGCTGGCCCGCTGGGTAGGTTGTTCTATGGAACCGTTGCGCCGCCTTTGAACACGCTTTCGTACCTAGTGGGCGACCGCATATTGAACATCAATCCCGTCGTCGGCCAACCGAAAGCGTGGACTTGTACTGTTGCGGGATCGCCTGGAACTTGGGTATCTGAAGGAAATCTGTAAGGACGCAACATGACTACGCCATACGACATCATTACCCGCGCCATGAAGGACATCGGCGCATTGGCCAGCGGCGAGAACCCAACAGCAGACGAAGCCCAAGACGGGCTGGATATGCTGAACGACATGATCGCCCAATGGTCAAACGAAAACATGATGGTGTTTTATCGCACCGAAATCGTGTTTCCGTGTGTCCAAAACCAGGTGCAGTACACCCTGGGGCCAAGCGGCAACGTATCAGCACGGTTTACAGGTTCGATCAGCGGCACGACCTTGACCGTCCCGACCGATGGCGTTTTGAAAGGCGCAATCACCATGGGCATGACGCTGACCGGCCCTGGTGTGCTACCAGGCACGACCATCGTGGCGTTTAACACCGGCGCGGGGGGTAACGTCAACGAAGGTGGAACGTACACCGTCAGCCGCGGCCATACGACGCCTGTCGTGCTGCAAATCATTGACGCGTACTACGAACGCCCGCTGACCATCGAATCGGCGTTTGTGCGGGTCAACACCACGTCCAACGGCGTTCCCATCTATGGGGGCGGTCTTGACTACCCCATCGCCATTCTGAGCCTGGAAGAATACGAATCCATCGGTTTGAAGACCCTGAACGGCCCGTGGCCCAAATCGCTGTACTACCAGCCGTCGGAACAACTGGGCATCGTGTACCTGTGGCCAAACCCCGCCCAGGGCGAAATGCACCTGTTCACGCAAACCATCTTCCGAGAGTTTGGCGACCTGTACGGGACGTTGCAGTTTCCCCAAGGCTACAACATGGCGCTGCGGTGGTGCTTGGCTGAACGCCTGATGCCGATGTTTGGCAAAGCCAACCAGGTGCAGATTGGGCAGATTACTGCCTACGCAGCCCAGGCCAAAGCAACAATCAAACGAACCAACATGAAGCCGCCGCAAGTGTCCAAGTACCCTGACGTGCTGATGACCGGACGGCCCAAGGACGCGGCGTTTATCCTTGACGGGGGATTCAACTGATGCCTGATTTTGGTTTTGTCGGCGCGTCGTACACCACCAGGTCTATCTACCAAGATGACCAGGAGTGCATCAACTTTTACCCCGAAATCGACCCGACTAAGCAGCCTGGCGAACGGGGCATCGTTGCCCTGTACCCGACCCCTGGGCTGGTGACCGAAATCCAATTCCCGATCCCCGCGGAAATCCGAGGGATGCGGGCGCTGTCCGGTCTTCAGTACGCAATCGCGGTGTGTGGCAATCGCGTGTACCGCATCGCCACAGACCTGACCTACACCCAGGTCGGAACCCTGACCACCAGCAGCGGGCCTGTGTCGATCACGGACAACGTGATGACCACCCAAGGGCTGACGGCCTACCTGGTCGATGGTGTGAACCGCTACTACTATGTGGTGGCCACCAACACGTTTGTGCAGTTGCCTGGAACCGACGGCGACTGGCAAGGGGCCACCGTGGTCGATACGGTGGACAACTATGTGGCCTACAACGAACCAGGAACGCAAAACTGGGCGGTGACTGACCTTGGGTCGCCCCTGTCCACGACGGGCCTGTATGGGGCCAAAGACGGGTCGCCTGATACCCTTGTTGCCTTAATCGTTGACCACCGCCAGGTGTACCTGTTGGGCGAAGTCACCACCGAAGTGTGGATCGACGTTGGCACGGTCATCCCGAACCTGATTACCTTTCCGTTCCAGCGGGTGTCCGGCACGTCCAGCCAAAACGGCTGCGGTGCGCCTTTTTCAATTGTGCGCTACGCCGAAACGTTCATGTTCCTGGCGCGTGACACCCTGGGAACGGCCACCATCGGCATGATGAAGGGCTACGAATTCCAACGCCTTTCGACCCACGCCGTCGAAAACAGCCTGGTCGGCAAGGTTGTATCTGATGCGCGGGCCTGGTCATTCCAGATTGAAGGTCACGAGTTTTACGTCATCAACTTCCCCAGCATTGACATCACTTGGGCCTACGACCTGGCCACCCAGCAATGGTTCAAGTGGCTGTGGTGGGACGCGCCCAACGCCGTGTACAAGCGCCATCGCGGGCAAAATTGCATTGCGTTTGCCAACAAAAACCTGGTGGGCGACTACGAAAACGGCAAGATTTACAGCCTGGACTTTGACGAGTACACCGACGCCGGAAACCCGATTCGTCGGCTGCGCCGCGCCCCCCATATCACGACCGACCTTCAGCGGCAGTATTTTGAAGAATTCCAAATCCAGTTTCAGCCTGGTGTTGGGTTGAACAACGGTCAGGGCGACAACCCCCAGGCCATGCTGCGCTGGTCAAACGACGGTGGTTCCACCTGGTCAAACGAACATTGGGTCGGGATTGGCCGCATCGGTAACTACACCAACCGCGCCATTTGGCGGCGTTTGGGCTGGGCGCGTGACCGCATTTTTGAAGTGGCCGTGACTGATCCGGTCAAGGCTGTAATTGTGTCGGCCAACCTGAAAGCATCCGCGGGTGACAACTGATGGTGACGACCAACATCCGATTCCCAACATCGCCGTTCATTGAACCGGCGACCGGCAGACCGTCGCGGGAATGGATCATTTGGCTGCAAAACCCGCAACTTGTATCGCAGACCGTTGAGTATCAAATCATCAATGGTGGCGAAATCAATAACACGGTCATTGGTAACGCTGGGCCAGCACAAGGTACGTTCACGCTGCTGACGGCCCTAAACGGAATCGGCGGGGGTACATTTTGAACGTCAGACCCGCCACCGTTGCCGACCTGGACGCCTATGTGGCGTTGCTGGCCGACTTTCACGCCGCCAGCCCCATGAAGGGCGTGGCCGATTACGACCCGACCGGAATTCGTGCTTTTTTGTCCGCTTCGTTGGAAAATAGCAGCATCTTGCTGCTACTGGGAGAACTGGACGGCGAAATTGTGGGGGTTACATCCTGTTTGCTTTACCCGCTGTATTTCAGCCCTGGTTACCAGGTGGCCCAAGAACTGTGGTGGTGGTTGACCCCGAAAGCCAGAGGAAGCGGGATTGGCCAAAGGATGTTTCAGGAAATTGAAGCCTGGGCTAAGAACAAAAACGCAAGGGCGCTGTTTATGATTGCTTTGGAAGATGAACGCGCAGCAGCGATGGAAAAAGTTTACTTTCGGGCGGGCTTTCGACCCCTAGAAAGAACGTTCATTAAGGAGTTGTGACATGGCAATCGGAACAGGAACCGCACTACTGCTAGGCGCTGGCGCTGGCTTGATCGGCGCGGGTATGCAGTCTAGCGCGGCCAAATCGGCTGCGTCCACTCAGGCTGGTGCTACCCAGTACGCCGCTGATGTTCAGCGGCAAATGTTTGAAACCATCAACCAGCAGCAAGCCCCTTATCGGGAAGCCGGTTACGGGGCGTTGACGCGTATCGGTGAATTGCTGCCTGGTTTGACCAAGCCGGTATCTCGTGAAGAAATCCTGGGCCTTCCTGGCTATCAGTTTGCAATAGATCAGGGAACTGGCGCGGCCCGCCAAATGATGAATGTTGGGGGCGGTGGTTCGAACGTGGATCGTGCGGCGCAAAAGTTTGCGATTGACTACACCTTGGGGACTGCGATGCCCCAAGTCATCGCGCAGCGTCAGAACATCTACAACACCTTGGCGGGTATTGCTGGCATCGGTCAGACGGCGCAAAACCAAGTGACCACCGCGGGACAAAACTTTGCGGGCAACATTGGCCAGGCTGCTATCGGAGGCGCATCGGCGCTGGCTGCTGGCCAGGTTGGATCGGCCAACGCGATGGCCAGCGGGCTGGGGAACATCGGCAACACGGCGTTGATGTATTCCCTGTTGAACAGACCGCCCGTTGCGTGAGGATAAGAACATGGCAGACCTAAGCGTAACCCCTGTTGCACAAAACATTAAGCCCATGCCCACGATGAGCCTGGGTGAAATGGTGAACTTTGCCCGCGGCGCACAAGAGTATCAGCGCGGCGGCATCCAACTGGGCAAAGAGCAGCAAGAAGAAATCGAGCGCAAACGCGTCATTGAATTTATGTCGCGGCCCGAAAACTTCCAAAGCGATGGCCGAATCGACATCAACAAACTGAACGCGGAAATTCCAAAGATTGCGCCTTTGACCGGTGGCGACTTGATTCGCAAGTACAGCGACCTTAGTACCGCGCAAACGCAAGCCGAACGCGCCATTTCGGACATGACCACTCAACAGCGGGAAGTGGTGGCGTCCGGTTTGAGTGCTTTGGGCTATCAAGGCGCAAAAGACCCGAAGGTGTACAGCGACTTCCTTGACCGCGTAAGCCAGCAGTACAAAAACAACCCTGTGATGGCCAACCTGGTGTCGTCGTTCAAGACCCAGTTAGGTATGGTTTCCAACCCTGAAATGCTGCCCCAATTGGCCATCAGCGCGGGCAACCAGGTGATGAACCCGTCAACGCAGCAAGCCGCGTTTGCGCCCAAACCTGGCCAAGTGGCCACGGGCGCGGGTATCTATCCGTCAGTGGTGCAGCCGTCTGTTGCGGGCGAACTTCCTACGCAACGTGTAGGCGAATTCCCCATCGCCACGCAACAACTTGGCCCTGGCCAGCGCGAAACCATCGAAGGCACAGACCCGATGACCAACCTGCCCATCGTTGTCACTCGCAGCGAAGATGGCACGATCATTGGCCGTCGCCTGTTGAGTGGAACGCCCAGGCCAGAACAATTGCCAGGTCAATACTTGCCGTTGCCTTACGGCCAGGCCAAACCGCCGCAGTCCATTTACGGTCGCCCGCTGGCTTCACCGCAAATCAGCGAAGTCCGAGGATTGCCGCCTGGCGAAACAATGGAAACATTGAATGCGGCCAACGTTGTTAGAACCCGCGCTTTGGAATCTGCCCAGCAGGTTCCTTTGCAGATTTTCAACAACAACGAAATTGTCAGATTGGCTGATGAAGCCATCACCGGTCGCGGCGCTGGAACTTTGGCCAACCTGACTGGTGGTTATGCGGTGTTCAATGCGATTGGTCTTGGTGGTGGCAATGCGACTGCGTTAAACCAATTGGGCCACTATATGTCGTTGCAGACGCAATCGCTGGCGCAGTCTGCCGGACTGGGAACTGATGCAGCGCGAAACATTGCCGCGGAAAGCACCGGAACAATCAACTGGACGCCTGAAGCAATCCAAAAAACGGCCCGCGTCAATCGCGCTTTGACGACTGCAACAGACCTGTTTAATCAAGGTGTGCAGTACGAATTCCAGCGCAGCAAAGGCGATCCGTTTAGCGCCCGAAGATTTCAAAACGAGTGGTCACAGGCTGCTGACATCAACGCCATTCGCGCCTTTGATGCGATGCGTAACGCAGACACCAAGGGCTTTAGGGAAGTTGTCGATTCTGTCGGTGGCTTGAATTCACCTGGGTACAACAAGTTGAAGGACAGCATTGACAGGATGAAACGTTTGGTGGGGTTGCAATAATGAACGACATTGACGCCTTTGCCGCACAGGCATACGGCGGCACACAAACGCCGCCAAGACAACCCGCGCCTGTACCTGTACCGCCCCGCCTTGCAAATCAACCGCCCGCGCCATTACGGACAAACAACCCTGGGGCGCTTATGCCCAAGGGGCGAATGGCCGAATTCGGCACGATGGAAGAAGGTTTGCGGGCGCTTGACCAAAATTTGCAAGCCTACGGTAAGCGCGGCATCAACACCCTTGAAGGTGTTATTAACACCTGGTCGCCTGGTAATGCACCAGGCAACACGCCGGAAGGAACTCGCAACTACATAAACCATGTGGCCAAGGTCACAGGCTTGAAACCTGACCAGCCTATCGACTTGTCAGACCCTTTGGTGCGTCTGCAACTTACCGCGGGCATTACGCAGTTTGAAAGCGGCCCCCAGGCCATCTATCAGCGCGGATCAGCGCCAGCACCAGCACCAGCCCGCGCAGCAACACAGCCAGCCCCACCCGCTGCTGCCCCCGCACCAGCCCCCGCGGTTCCTTCCGCGCCGTTGGATCAAAAAGACCTGATGTCGCCCCAAGCCATTGATGCGTTTGCCGCTGCTGCCTACAACGAGCCGCCCAAAAAGGGCAAAGTGGCCAACGCGGTGACATCGTTCCTACGCAGCGGCGCGGGATTGGTTGACACGCTGTATAGCCCTGTTCCGGCCATCGCTGGCATGGTGACCTACGCGGGTGCGCGGGCTGCTGGCCAATCGCCTGAACAAGCCGGTGCAACGCAAGCCAGGGTAACTGGTGCGTTAGAACGCCCAATCGGTAAAGCCGCTGGCGTAACCGAAACGCCTGAGTACAAAGGCGAAGTGACGCAACGCCTGATGGACTTTATCGGTGAAAACGTCAGCAAGGGCGCAGATTGGATCAGCCAGCAGACCGGCATGGCCAAGCCCGAAGTTGAGTATTACATGAACCTTGGCATGGCCGCGCCTGGTGCTTTGCGCGGGACGCGGCCTGGTGCAGTTATCAGCCGCGAAGCCGGATACGTTGCTGATGCAGCCAAAGCAGCCGGTGGCAAGGTGGTCGAAGGCGCAGCCGCCGTGACCCCCGCCCCTGTGCGTAGCGTGGTTCGTGGGACTGTGGAAGCGGTTGCACCTGGTACGACCAGACCCCCGCCAAGAGCGCCGACCCTTGGCGCACCTGGCGTTGTTACGCCTGGAATGCCTACGACCCCGATGGCCCAACCCCCGCAGCCTACGATGGGGCGCGGAAGCGTTGGCGCTGCCGGTGTGCCTGACGCCACCATCATTCGTCAAGCGTTGCAATCTGCCACGCCCGAATTCCAGCAGTTGTACGGCAATATGCCGCTGGACAAGGTAAACACCCCCGTGGTGCTGCGCCACCTAGAAGCCGATTCGCTGCCGGTTCCTGTTCGCCTAACTGAAGGCCAGGCCACGGGTGACGTGGTGAAGTTGTCCAAAGAACAGAATTTGCGCGGCAGTCAGCCCGCATTCGCGCAGCGGTTCAACGAACAAAACGCCCAACTGGTCGAGAACGTTCCCGCCATCCGCGAACGTGCTGCGCCGGACGTGTTTACGACCAAAACGATTGAATCTAGTGAAGCCCTAATCAACGCCTATAAAACGTTGGACGACGCCCGCAAACTTGACATTCGTGCTGCATACAAAGCATTGGAAGACGCTAACGGTGGGACTTTCCCAGTTGACGCGCAAGCAATTGTTCGAAACGCTGACGCGTTGCTGGCCAAAAAACTAAAAACCAATTTTGTACCGCCTGAAATTGCAGCCGACCTGAAAACGTTCCGCGAAGGCGGCCCTATGAACTTTGAACAGTTTGAGGCGTTGCGAACAAACCTGGCGGCTGAAGGAAGAAAGGCCGAACGGGCTGGCGATGGCAATAGGGCCATGGCCGTTAGTTTGATCCGCCAGGCGCTTGAAGACGTGCCGTTAAAAGGCGAAGCAGCCGGTTTGAAACCGTTGGCTGACAAGGCTAGAGATTTGGCAAGCGCCCGTTTTGATGCGCTGAAAAAAGACCCCGCTTACAAAGCCGCGGTCGATGACGCCGTATCGGCAGACAAGTTTTTTGACAAGTTTGTGATTAACGGTGTCAACAAGAACATCCGCACCATGGTCGATACCCTGGGGCGTGATTCGGTCGCGCATCAGCACATGAGGGCTGGCACGATCAATTGGCTGTCCGACAAAGCGGGAATTGTCGAAGGGCGCGGCAACTTCAGCCAGGCCAACTTCAACAAGGGCCTGAAGAAACTGGACGACGTAAAGAATTTCGAAGCCATTTTCGATCCTGACAGCCAGTTGCAGTTGCGTACCTTGGGCAACGTTGCCGCATACACGCAATTCCAACCCCGTGGTTCGTTTGTCAACAATTCCAATACCCTGGTGGGTTACCTGGCCAACAAGGCCGCGGGGGGCTTGGAACAGGCTGGCAACGTGATGGGCCTAAAGACCTTTGGTTACCCAATCGGCAGCGAAGCGCGGCGCGTCATCCGCACGGCCCGCGAACGCCGCGAAGCCGAAGCCGCATTGAAGCCAGGGGCCGGATCAACTTTGCAAGATATTAGCCGTCAAGGTCGCCGCGGTGAACCCACTTTGAGCAACGAACCGTTACCCCCAGGAGGCGGGCGACGTGAACCAACATTGGATTGAGGAACTTATGGCGCAGCAACCGGAAATTGATCCAGTCAAATACGGCGTTTTATGGCAGAAAGTCCAGGACTACGAACGCCGGTTTGACCACATGGAAAAAAAGATGGACAAGATGGAAGACAACCTGGAAAAACTGGTTGCCCTGGCCAATCAAGGCCGCGGCGGGTTTTGGGTTGGCATGGCCATCGTGTCCGGTGCATCGGCCATGGCCGGATATGTAATGTCGTTTTTCAAACACTAAGGGGGCGATATGTTGCAGACCTTGATTCCCGCGTTACTTCCCGTGCTGGGAAAAGTTGTCGGCAACCTGTTTCCTGACCCTACTGAAAAAGCCAAGGCCGAAGCCGAAGTTATGCGACAACTGTTGGCCGCGCAGTCTGAGATTGAACAGGCCGCGTCCAAGATCATCCAGACCGAGGCCGCATCAACGCATTGGCTGGCTGCAAACTGGCGACCGCTTACCATGCTGACGTTTGTGGCTTTGATCGTGGCCAGGTGGTTTGGCTGGGCCGCGCCTAATTTGTCCGAAGCCGAGTACATCAAACTATGGTCAATTGTTGAGTTTGGCCTTGGGGGCTATGTGGTTGGCCGGTCAGTTGAAAAGATTGCCCCGTCGATTGCCCAGGCCATCAAGCGATGACGTTCAAACTGTCGCAGCGGTCGCTGAAAAACCTGGTCGGTGTCGATGACCGGCTGGTGCGTGTTGTCCACCGAGCCATTGAACTGACCGAAGTTGACTTTGCGGTGATTGAAGGGGTGCGAACCCCGCAGCGGCAGCGCGAACTGTTCGAAAAGGGCGCAAGTCAAATCCGCGATGGTGGAAAGCACGTCGAGGGCAAAGCCGTCGATTTGATGGCCTACATCGGCCCCAGAGCGTCCTGGGAATTGAACCTATACGATGACATTGCCGACGCCATGAAAGCGGCTGCAATCGAGTTTGACGTGCTTTTGCGGTGGGGTGGCGCGTGGTCGGTCAGCGACATCCGCAAGTGGCAAGGTTCGATGGCGTCCGCGATGAATGCTTACATTGACGAACGACGCGCCCAGGGCCGTCGCCCGTTCATCGACGGGCCGCATTTCGAAATAGTCTGAACAGGCGTAAAAAAGCCGCCCAGGTCATCGGCGGCGGTTTGTTGGGGCAATCACGCCCCTGGCGGCAATCGCCATGACAGGGTGGGCATTTACAGTTTAATTGCATTCAGGTTGAAGTTGTCGGCCATGACTTCAGCATACTGAAAATGACGACCAAAGCAATCCCTAAACGAAACGCATTCGTCTGACCAGCCTTCCACGGCGTTGTTGTAAATATACGCCTTCTTTGGAACGGTGATGGTTCCGCAAAGGAAGTGCAAACCCTTAGAGGTGACGCGCCAGGCCCCGTCGGACTTTTTGTTTTCGTCCGTGTGTGCGCCAGGTTCGACCAGGCCCCAATGCTGAAGCGTAGTGTGTGTCTTTCCACGCAGCAGCCACCTGGGGCCAATCCGCGGGACATCCACCCACCCATCTTCATCGTGAGGGGCGCGGGACAGCCATAGAAGGGCCAAGGCGCGGGTTTCGTTCATGCCCTGGGGGCTTATCTTGCCCCACTTCCCGCAACAGGGGCAGTAGCCCCCGTCGCCTTCTATGGTCGCCCGCCAGTTGGATTTCAGTTGATCCATGTACGCCGTGTCAAAGAAATCCATCTGCATGGTCAGAACCCTGGAATGTCGTCGTCCATATCTTCAAACCCGCTGCGCTGCGGCTGCTGGCGCGGCTGTTCGTCGCGTTCGCGGGGTTCGTTCATGTAGGCCCAGCCGTCCCAGCCGCCTTCCTTCAGCGGGATAACGTCGATTTTGAGCATTTCGCCATTTTTGGTGGCGATGGTCGAACCGATACGCTGATAGCGGTTTTTGGTTTGGCCCTGTGAGTTGGTGTACTGGCCGGTGATAACGGTGATTTCTTTGATGACTTTTGCCATGACTTATTCCCCAATGACTTTTTTGAGTGCTGCAACCTTGGCATCGACTTCAGCCAAGAACTTAACGACTTCCGCTTCCGTGGTGGCCAGCCATTCGTCGTCGCGCATAACGCGAGTGACGAACAGTTGGGCCTTGGCGGGCATCCGCGGATCAAACACAACGTAATCGCACCAGGCCCTGTCGGCGCAGCGCATTTGCCATTGCATTTGTGCAAAGTATTTGCCTTCCACGGGGTTGTCCGACAGCCAGCATTCCAGTGCAGTCTTGCTGTCGGGGCATTTGATTTCCACCATGCCGTCGTCCCCCACCAGGCCGTCAGGCGACGCGCCAGCGGCTTCAATGGTCGGGTGAGGTACAAACCCCACTTCGTCCACCATAACGCCCCTGGAAGCCTCATACGCGGCCCTGGCGAAAGGTTCCTGTTCGACACCCCATTGCATCGCTGCGTTGGTGTAGGAATCGGCCTTCGTGCCGGTGATGCGTTCCAAGACTAACTGGGTCATGTAGTTGCCACGGTCAGCCCCGTAACCCGTCTTGGTCTTGGCCAGAACTTTGTACAGACTGCTGGCCGTGACTTTGCCCAGGCGGGCTGCGTACCAATCGTCGGTTCGCTGTTCGACTTCAATCATTTTTTGCCTTTCAGTGTTTTGAATTCCATGCCCTTCCATTGGCAAACCTTGTCGGGCTTGGCCATGATGACGAACCCTTCGATGTAACCATCACCGCCAACGCTGAAGACTTCATAACCGAAGTCACCAACCTGAATAATCATTGGCGCATCGGGATTGATAAGGTCTTGGCATTCATCAGCGTCGGCTTGGTCATAGCGGTTGATGCATTCAACCATCGCCGTGCAAACCTGGCGCATGGTTTGTGACTTGAAGTCAAGCATTGGCCTTCTCCTTTTTGGCGCGTTCAATGCGGGCTTTCTTGGCTGCAATCACCTTGGCCTGAAGTGCCTGGTTGCCCTGACAGGCTTCGTAGGCTTCCTTGTATGCCGCGGTCATTTCGTCGCTGTTGGCGCTGGCGTCGATTGCAGCCAGGTGGTCGGTAATGTCCGGTGTCGGGACTGCTGAAGGCTGGCGGCGTGTTGCAGCGTTGCCGTCGTCGTCTTCCGGTGCGATACCGCAAGCGGCCATCAGGCTGTACCGTCGCGCATAGGTCAGGGCCGACCCGTAACCCTGGGCGTCTTGTTTGCTGGCGGGGACGTGCAGTTGGCCACAGTTGATGATTTCGCCCGATTCGTGGACGAACACGGTTTCGACAATCACGCCGTCGTCGCACGGGCTGACCCGCTGCATCAGCGCGATGCCGTTGTCGTTCAACGCGTCGATGACTGCTTCGACACAGGCCGACAAGTCAGCGTAACGGCTGCGGAAATGCGGGTTGGTTGATGACTTCAGCGCGGGGCCAAAAGCCTTTTGGGCTTTGACCAAAGCCGCGGCTACTTTGTTGAATGATGCTTCCATGATTTTCCTTTCAGTATTTCGGGGCGCACGTCACGTCCACCACGATGTCCGTGGTGTAGTTGTTGACCTTGCGTTTGCCGTACAGCATGACGGCGCGAAGGCCGGATGACGTGCATTCGGTCACCGCGGTGATGACTTCGTTGCGGGACATAGGCTGCACTTGTTTGTCCAGCACCAGTTGTTGCTGTGCGTCTAGCGTAGTGTTGGGTGGAAGGCTAGAGCAGCCCACCATGCCAGCGGCGCACAGAATGATTAGGGTGACCATCTTCATTTGCGCCCCCGTTCAGCAAGCGGTTTCCAGCCGTGTTTGCGCCAGGTCTGCGTGATGTCGGTTTGTGCTGCTGGCGTGTACTTGAACTTGGGGTCAAGTATGGTGAGGAGCGCCGGTTGGGGCGGCGTCTGCGGTTGTGGTACAGCGCGAAGGTTGTTTTTCATGCTGCACCCCCAAACGGCGCGGGGGGCAAGTTGTCACGCTGCTGGCGCTGGTATGCGCGTTCCTGGGCTGGTGTCCAGGGTATTGGCCCGCCAGGTGGCGGGAATGGCCATGTGTGCATCGCTGTTTCCTTTCTCAATAGACCGTTTCCGGCATGGTTTAATTGTAAGTCCGCTTTACGTTCGTGGTCAACTGTTTGATCGTGCCAAGGCAACGCAAACACGACAACCAGGTGCGCGATCCGTTGGACTTGGTGACCGGATCACGCAACTTCCCGCACCCGCAGCCGCCGCCACACGCGGCCCGCTGCCTGGCCCTGATGGTGGCCATCGAAGGCCCCGCCCAGGTTTCCAATTCATACTTGTCTGCAAACATTTCCCGCCCCTTTCAAAATAAAGCCATCGCAAGCCACAGCAGCGGGTAGCCAAAGGCTACAAACGCTATGGCCATCAACAGAATTTGCAAATCGCTGGGTTCCTTGTCCATGGCCATCCCCTTACCGAACAGCCCTGGCGCAAGCCGCGGCAAACATAGGGTTGTCGGGAAAGATGCGAACCCGACCCTTTTCGAAGTAGTCGGTCATCGTGTCGGTGTTGTTTTCGTAGGGGGCTGCGTCGCGGAAGATACGACCAAGTGCGCCGGTGTAGTCCTTGGCGTAGATCGTGACGCAATCACGGCCATCAATCAGTTGACCGCGGCTGTACCAGACACGGGCTTTTTCGACACCGTTAGTAACGTAGAACTTCATCATCTTGACCATCTTGATTCTCCTTAAAAGACCCGTCGCGGAATTGCTAGGGCATGAGTGAACTGTAAGCCACCTTTACAGCCATGTCAAGCGGTCTTACAAAATTTTTTTGAGGGTGTTGCAAAAAGACGAAAGTTGGCTTACCATGCAAACATGGACAAAGCACAAGCCATTCAGAAAGCGGGGTCAGCCATGGCGCTGGCCAAGTTGTTGGGCATCACCCGACAGGCCATCAGCCAATGGGGCAAGGAACTTCCACAGGCGAGGCTGTGGCAGTTGAAGGCGTTGCGTCCCAAGTGGTTTAAGGACTAGAATTGTTTGGAATCCGGCTAGGACGGCCTAATTACCCGTCCGAAAAGCGACCCCACCCCGCCTGCCGCGATTTCCTTTTGGGTGGGAGAAAAGGGGTCGGGGTTGCACTATTACCTGTTCAACATAGGTGACTATCAAAGTCACACGGGACACCTGGACGAATCCGAGGATTTGGCGTATCGCCGAATGCTGGACTGGTGTTACCTTCACGAAAAGCCGCTACCAGCAGACATCGCCGAGGTGGCTAGGCTGATTCGGATGCGTTCGCATACCGAAAGCATTGCAAACGTTTTGCGAGAATTTTTCGACCTGACAGAATCGGGCTGGTGGTCTGATCGTGTTCAGCGCGAAATTCAAGCCGTTCACGCCAAGAGCGAAAAGGCCAAGGCCAGCGCCCAAGTGCGATGGACTGCTAACGCAATGCGAACGCATAGCGAAGGCAATGCTACACAAGACCCAATACCCAAGATACAAGACCCAATATTCAAGAAAACAAAGGCGGTGGTCACCGCCACGCCTGACGGCGTTTCTGCAATCGTGTGGGAATCGTTTTTAACGGTCAGGAAGGCCAAGAAAGCGCCTGTGACTGCCGTTGCCCTTACCGGTATCGAAAAAGAGGCCCAAAAGGCCGGATACACGCTAGAACAGGCTTTGGCGATGTGTTGCACCCGTGGTTGGGCAAGTTTTAAGGCTGCATGGGTTCAGGAAAAGGTCACGGCGTCCGAAGCCAGGCAGCAGACTATGGCCCAACTGACCCGCGGCCTGGCAGTCCCCAAGCCAGCCGCCAAACCATTTTGGGAGAAAACCGAACAACTAGCCGAGGTAAGCCATGTGGAACCCAAACGACTTTTGTGATGCCGACAGCGGCTTTGACTACATTTTTTCAAAGATGAACGCCATCTACGGGGCCACGTTTGCGAACCATTGGCGGGACGTTGACCCTGGGCTGATCCGTCAGGTGTGGATTGAGGAATGCGGTCGGATGCTGACCTATCGGCCCAAGATGGACTATGCGTTGCAGCACATGAACCCAGACCGGCCACCGTCGGCCCTGGCGTTTAAAAAGTTGTTGAACGATGGCCCGCGGATTCCTGACAAGCCCAACAGCATGATTGAGCGCCAGCCGTCGATCCATGAACGAATTGCGACTGCGGAAGCCAGGGAAAAAGCCATGGCCAAGATTCGTGAACTGGCCCAACAGATGAGGATGAACAAATGACTTTCGACGAATGGTTTGTCAAATACCCGTTGCCCGCGGAAATCGACACGATGGACGACACCGACCGTGAGCAATGGACTTGGGCGCTGCGGTCGGCGTACAAGACTGGCGCAGCGTCAAAACGTGAATGGGTTGGTCTGACGGAACCTGAACTGCATGAAATTAACCCAACATGGCCAGAGCCGAATGAACACTGGAAATATCAAGACGTTCTGGCATTTGTTCGTGCTGTTGAGGCAAAACTGAAGGAAAAAAACGCATGAGTATGTCAATGCAAGAATACGAACGTTGGTTAGTTAGACAAAAACAGGAGACTTACGCTATGGAACAGCATCAAATTAAAAAACAAGATTCTGTGACGCTGCCAAAAGCAGTGGACGAATCAGAACAGCACAGGTCTGTGATTGATAGACAAATGATGGAGTTGCAAACTCAACTTAATTTTTTGCGTTCTGTTGTGGAAACGCTTGAGCATAGGCTTCATCCAGTGCTAGTTGATATGCCCGTTGCAACAAATGATAAAGAAAAACTAATTCCCTCAATGTCGCCAATTGCAAATGCTTTTTATGAGGCCACTCAAAAAGTTAATCGTGAGTGTATGAATTTGCAAAGTTTGCTTGAACGGCTTGAGGTGTGAGATGACCCGCGACGAAGGCCACCGGCTGCTGAACAGATTACAAGAGGGGGAAACCTTTGAGTACGGACAAATCACCGCGGCCCTCGTCGCAACTGGCGACCTGGACGGAAGACTGGCGGCGGGAATGCGAAGCACGGGATTGGATCAGGCGGTACAAACTGCACATCAGGGAACGCGGGCGAAGATTTGCGGACGCGTGGTGGAGGGACACGAAGGAAGCCATACGCAAAGCGCGTGGACAGGCTGGTCTAGATACCTTGATTGCAGAAATGAACAGGCAGAAGAATGAGGCGGGCGGCAAAAATTGATGCAAACCAAACGCAAGTTGTTATCGCGTTACAAGCGGCTGGCGCTACGGTTCAGTCTTTGGCTGCTGTTGGCCAAGGCGTACCTGACTTGCTGGTTGGATTTCAGGGCAAGACGTTGCTTATGGAAGTTAAAGACGGCAGCAAACCGCCGTCGGCCAGGCGGCTGACAGAACAGCAGATCACCTGGCATGGGGCCTGGCGTGGCGGGCCGGTGTCGATTGTTGATGGGCCGGATGCGGCTTTAAGAGCATTGGGGGTGTTGCGTGATTGATCCTGAACTATCAGCGGAAAGCATACGGGCCAAGGCCGAGGACTACGGCAAGGCCAAAGGCGACAGGGTGTACCTGGAAGAATTCAGGCGCAGCAAAAAAGCCATGCTGATGAAAGACTGCCTGGCACTTGGCATTGAAGCGGCCAACGCCCAAGAACGCGAAGCCTTGGCCGATCCTGAATACCACAGCCTACTGAAAGGGCTGGCCGCGGCGGTCGAAAAGGAAGAAACGCTGAAGTGGGAATTGGAAGCCGCTAGGCTGGAAATTGAGATTTGGCGTACAAAACAGGCGACTGAACGAATGGTGGTAAGGTCGCATGAATGAAATGCCCTGATTGCGGGGCCTGGACGTTGGTGAAGGAAACCAGGCGAACACCTGACAATGAAAAGCGCCGTCGGTACGAATGTGCCAATGGCCATCGTTTTAGTACGAGGGAAACCGTTGCAATACCCAAAAAGAAATTACGTCCGCAGCCCCAAGTTGCTGCGCTTGGTGGCGTCCCTTGACTGCCAGTTTTGCGGGGCTGGCAACTACGTCCAGGCCGCGCACTACAACTGGGGCGGTGGGAAGGGCATGGGCATCAAGGCCGACGACAACCTGGTGGCCGCTTTGTGTGCGTTTTGCCACCATGACATCGACCAGGGCGCAAAGTGGTCAAAGGAAGAACGCCAGCAAGCCTGGTGGCTGGCCCACCGCAAGACCGTAGAAAAGTTGGTCGAGGAAGGCCGCTGGCCTGTTGACGTACCCCAGCCCGATGAGCAAGAATGGAAGCGGCTTTTTACGCAGTAAGCCATTCTCCTTGGTTGAGAAGTTAGGGGGCTTTCCGGCCCCCTTTTTTTGCACTATCATCCCCCCATGGATGATGACGCCGCCGAATTCATAGCCGCCTTGCTGCACAGCAGCACGGTTGCCCATTTCATGCACCTGTCCACCGATTCGTATTCGGCGCACAAGGCGCTGGGGCATTACTATGAAGACATCATCGAACTGGCCGACGACTTTGCCGAAGCGTACCAGGGGCGGTACAACAAGATTAAAAAGTACCCCGACGAATTCCACGCGGGTAAAGACCCCGAAAAATACTTGAAGTCAATGCAAGCCTTTGTGGACGAAGCCCGCAAAGATTTGCCGCAAGATACAGAGATTCAGAATATCATTGACGAAATTAGTCAACTGATTGATTCGACGCTGTATAAACTGAAATTCCTAAACTGAAAGGAAAGACCATGAAAGACAATGCCGAAATGACCCCCAAGGGCTATGGATCAGGCACGAAGCCGCCCGCTGGCGCGACTGCAAGCGATTCCAGCGGTGAGCGCCATGGCAAGATTGTCAATGGCGTAGCCATGGGCAAAGCCGACGGCATGGGCGCAAACCACCAGTACAACGGTGGGCGTTCCAAGGGTGTTTGCTACACCCACGACCGTTCGTCCTACCAAAAGTAAATGGCTATCCCGCTGTCAGACTTGGCAGCGGCGGGGCAGACACCACCCCCCATGGGTGGAACCCAGGCATCCCTGGCGTCGCTGGTTCCGCAGCCGCCCCAGTTGTCGGGTCAAAACCCGATAGAACAGGCGTACTTCGACAGGTTGGCCAATGATTATCAAGGGCTGACCCAAGAGTACGCCGCTTTGCCATCTACGGATGGTGGGCGCATCCTGAACACGGACGACGCCCGAGAAATGTCGCCGGAATACCGCGCTGACCGCACCAGGTCGGCTGACGTGCATGAACCGTCGTCGGCATTCGTTAAGCAAATGTACGCGGAACGGCTATCCCAGGACACGCCGCCTGGCCGCGACAATATGGTGCTGTTCACCGCGGGCGGGACGGGGGCCGGTAAAACCACCGGCTTGCAGACCGTTCAACAGGTTCATCCTGACATCAAAAACGCGGAACTGGTGTACGACACCAACATGAACACGTTTGATTCCGCGGACAAAAAGATCAAACAAGCCCTGGAAGCCGGTCGCAAGGTCGGTATCGTGTACACCTACCGCGACCCCGTGGAAGCCATGGAAAATGGCGCACTCAAACGCGCCAGCCGTATGGAAGCGGAAATCGGCACGGGGCGCACGGTTCCGATTGATGAGCATTTCAGGACGCACATGGGTTCGCGTCAGGTCATGGAACAGTTGCAAGCCAAGTATGGCGACGACCACCGGTTTGCGATGATGGTCATTGACAACAGCCGCGGCCCCAACGGTGCGCGAGTGGTAAGCGGCCTTGACAAATTGCCGAAGTTGAACGAAACTGAGGTCAGGAAAGGACTAAATGATGCACTCGAAAATGCCTACCGTACCGGCAAAATCAGCGCCGCCATCTACCAAGGAACGCGTGGCAACGCCCGTTGAACACAAGATGAAGCGGATGCACGAAGCCAAAGTCAAGGGTATCGCTGAAGCGATGGCCGAAGGGCTTAACGCCGCTGTTCGTGCTGGAAAGCCCATCCGATGAGCGAAGTGCGCTGCAAGACCTGTCGGTTTTTCACCCAGGCACAAGTCATGGGGGTGTGCCGTCGGTTCCCTGAACATCAAAACAAACACGAAATGGACTGGTGCGGTGAGCATCAATTGACTACCGTCGTGGCCATTCCGGTTGTCGAGCCTGAACAACTGGTCGAGCGTAAGAAACCTGGAAGGAAGCCCAAGAATGACGTGTCCGATTCAGCCGCTGCGTGACCGCGTAGTCATCCAGCCCCGTGTCCGCAAACTGTCGGACATCATTTTCACGATCAACAGCGAGAAAATGAACGAAGGGACGATTGTGGCTGTCGGGCCGGACGTTCACGAAGTCAAGCCAGGCGATTTCGTCAAATACGGCAACGGGACATACCTAGATTGGCCTGTGCATGAGTTTGACGGCCAGGACTACCAGATCATCCAGGAAGCCGACATTTGCGCGGTGGTGGAAACAGAATGAAGTTTCGCAAAAAACCCATCATTATTGAGGCTACGCAGTGGTTTAAGCGCGGCGATCACCCGCTGGATTACAGCAAGACACATGATGGATTTGCTGGTGGCGAACTGGTCACGTTTTCACCTGAGTATCGCAAGCAGATGCAATGGGAAGGCGACATCGTGCGCTACTACCGCACGCCAGATGTTGACGGCCAGACAGTGTGCAAACATTGCGGAGACATCATGCACAATCACGGATGGATCGACACGCTAGAGGGGGGCCACATTGTCTGCCCAGGCGACTGGATCATCACCGGTGTCAAGGGCGAGCACTACCCGTGTAAGCCTAACATTTTCGAGGCGACTTATGAAAAAGCATGACAAGCCCATTCCCAAAACCACGACCGGCAAAGACCGGAATTACCGCCCGACTGAGCAGGGCGCGGGAATGACGGCCAAAGGTCGCGCCGCGTACAACGCGAAAAACAACGCAAACCTAAAACCACCAGCACCAAACCCAAAGACGAAGGCCGATGCTGGACGTAAAGCATCCTTCTGCGCGAGAATGGAAGGGGTGGTTAAGAACGCCAAAGGCCCAGCAGAACGGGCCAAGGCATCCCTAAAAAATTGGAATTGTTGAAAGGAACAAATCATGCCCAATACTCAAGCAATCGGGGTTGCCTACGCAGACCCCGCCCTGAATAGTTACCAAGTTGGCACGGCGTCCGTGCCGATTGACGTTACCGCATCCGGTAACCTGACCCAAACGTATGTTGACACCACCCACGCATCCGGCGATATGCGGGCGTCGTATATGCGTACCAGGTTCAAAGGTGCTGGCGGTGGCGAAACCTTGCGAGTGTTTTCCCAGGTTGCCGCGGCCCAAGGTTCCGGTCAGACCACCAACGGCGCACATATCAGCCTGTCTGTCAACAGCGGCGGCAGCATCAGCGGTGCAGCCAACGCCCTTCGCGCTACCCTTGGCGTGGCTGCTGGTGTTACCCCTGGCGGTACGCTGGCTGCAATCCAAGTGGATTCGGACTTCCCTAGCAGCGTGACGCTGCCTGGATCGGCTGCATTCATGCGGTTCACCAATAGCAACACCGGAACCATCGCAAACCTGATGAACGTTCCCGCCGCCTTGGTGACTGTCAAGGGTTCCGCAGCCTTGTCCCACAAAATCAAAATTGTGGACAGCGCCGGTACTGCCTACTACCTGATGGTGTCTGACCAGTAATGGAAATCACCCGCGAATTTATCCAGGCTGAAATGGACGAGGTTCAGCGTGAACTGGCAAAGGCCAAAACCTTTGTGGTTCAGGCTGAAACTTCGTTGGCCATCTACGGTATGTTGCTGGCCAGGCTAGACCAGCCGGATGAAGTAGTGGAAAACCCTGGGGGAACTGACTGATGGCAAAAGGACTGTACGCAAACATTCACGCCAAGCGTGAGCGAATCGAACGCCAAAAGGCCGCGGGAAAGACCCCTGAACGTATGCGAAGCCCTGGGGACAAAGGCGCACCCACGGCCAAAGCCTTTAAACAAAGCGCCAAGACAGCGAAAAAATGACTATCGAGCAAATGCAAAAACGCCTGGCTGAACTGCAAGAACTGGCGAAACAGCATGAAAGCATACTGTTGCAGATCAGCGGGGCCATCCAGGAATACAACCGTGTCATAGCCGAGGAAGCATCCAAGGCCATGGCCAAGCCGGAAGGAACCGACAATGCCGCTGACCAAATCAACCAGTAAGCAAGCCTTTAGCAAGAACATAAAGGCCGAGGTCAAAGCCGGAAAGCCTGTCAAACAGGCTGTGGCCATCGCATACAGCGTGAAGCGGGAAGCCGCTAAGAAAGCGCCCAAGGGCAAGAAATGATGGAAGCCGCACCCGTCAAAAAGCGGGGGCGTCCACCAAAACAGCCCCCGACCGCAGCCGTACCCGACGGCCAGGGGTCACCTGTCGCCAAACATCCTGGGGGCAGACCTACCAAGTACGAAGACTGGATGGTTGACGCCATCCTGAAATACTTTGACACGTCGGTTGGGGATTTCCCTACCCTAGCGGGTTTTGCCGCGTCCATTGGTGTTTCACGGGAAACATTGCACGACTGGGCGACCGCAAAAGGGGTAGATGGTGCGCTGAGAAACCCGCGGTTTTCTGACGCCTATAAAAAGGCCAAGGATTTGCAAGAACAAAACCTGGTCAAAGGGGCGCTGACTGGCGTGTACAACTCGACGTTTGCCATTTTTACGGCCAAGAATGTGCTGGGCTGGCGCGACAAGGTGGAACAGGAAATCACCGGCAAGGATGGTAGTCCGCTTGCTGGCATTCAAGTCATGTTTGTGAACCCAAATGCAGTTAATCCTGAAGATTAAGCGGTTCCAACTCTATTTTTGTGTTGGCAAGGTTTACGAACCAAACTGGGATTCGTGGGCGCGGCAGGGAATTACTGTGGCGTGGTTGGGCAAAAAAAATCGCGTTTTCAACAGGACGTGGGCGCAATGAGCGAAGTTGTCAACAACGCCATTGCTAAGGCCGAATTTCCGGTCAAACTGGAAGGCCTGTTCAAGAAAAGCCGGTACAAGGTGCTGTACGGCGGGCGGGGCGGCGCAAAGTCCTGGGGCGTGGCCAGGGCGCTGCTGATTAAGGGGGCCAAAAAGCCGATGCGTATTCTGTGCGCCCGTGAGTATCAGACCAGCATCAAGGATTCTGTCCACAAACTGCTGTGCGATCAGATCGAAGCCCTGGGCCTGTTGGGGTTTTACGAAATCACCCAGGCCAGCATCCGCGGGGCCAACGGGACTGAATTCGCGTTTATTGGCCTGAAGAACAATCCGACCAACATCAAGTCATTTGAAGGCGTGGACGTGTGCTGGGTCGAGGAAGCGCAGACCGTCAGCCGCCTGTCCTGGAACATCCTGATTCCGACCATTCGTAAGGAAGGGTCAGAGATTTGGGTGTCGTTCAACCCCGAACTGGAAACCGACGAAACGTACCAGCGGTTCGTGGTCAAGCCCCCGCGGGACTGCATCAGCATCAAGATCAACTACTACGACAACCCGTGGTTTCCTGAAACGCTGCGCCTGGAAATGGAAGCCCTGAAGGCCAGGGACTTGCAAGCCTACAACCAAGTATGGGAAGGAATGTGCCGTCAGACTATTGACGGGGCCATCTTTGCCAACGAAATGATGCGGGCCGAGGCCGAAAGCCGCATCACCAAGGTTCCGTATGACCCGACCAAGCCCGTCCATGCTGTGTGTGACCTGGGCTGGGCTGATGCGACGGCCTGGTGGTTTGTGCAGTTTGTGGGCATGGAAACCAGGCTGATTCGGTACTTTGAAGACAGTCAGCGGACGATGACCAGTTACCTGGCGCAGTTGCAGACTTACGGGTATGTGTACGACACCATTTGGTTGCCGCATGACGCCCAGTCCACCACGCTGGCCGCGGCGGGTCGGTCGATTGAAGACATCGTAAGGAGTGCGGGGTTCAAAACCCGTGTGCTTGATCGTGTGCCGGTGGTCGATTCGATCAACGCGGCGCGAACGGTCTTCCCAAACTGCTACTTTGACCGCGATAATTGCGCCGATGGACTAAACTGTTTGCGTCATTATCGTTATGACGTTGACCCTGAAACTGGCCAATTCAGCAAAATGCCGCTGCATGACCAGTATTCGCACGGGGCTGACGCGTTTCGATATATCGCGTTGATGATTAAAGAACCGTCCAAAGCCAGGAAGCGGCCAATGGTGGCCACCGCGGGCAACTGGATGGGCTGAAAGGAAAAACTATGGCGTGGCAAGACACCGACATGGATGGCCGAATTGGCGAAGCGATCAAATTCCTTCGCCTGGTGGGTGAGGCCGACAGCCAAAACCGCGCCGAAGCCCTGGGCGACCTGAAGTTTGCAGCCGGTGACCAATGGCCGGTCGAGATTCAAAACAGCCGCAACCTGGAATCGCGGCCCTGCCTGACGATCAACAAGATCGACGCCTATGTGCGCCAGGTCACCAACCAGCAGCGCCAGCAGCGGCCCCGCATCAAGGTGCATCCGGTCAACAACGAAGGCGACCTGAAGATTGCCGAAGTCATTGAGGGCATCACCAGGCACATTGAGGTCAATTCCAACGCCGACACGGCCTACGACACCGCGTTTGAGTACGCCGTGAAGATGGGCTGGGGTTACTGGCGCATCACCACGAACTACATCAGCGACGATTCGTTCGATCAAGAAATTTACATCGAGCCGGTCACCGACCCATTTTCGGTGTACTACGACCCCAACAGCATCAGCCCCGACGGGTCGGACGCCGAACGCTGCCTGATTACCAGCGTGATTGCCAAAGAACTGTTCAGTAAGCAATATCCTGGGGCTGACGACGGGGCTAACTTCAGCGCCCGCGCCACGGGTGACAGCGATGCCGAATGGGTCACGAAGGAAGACATCCGCGTGGCCGAATACTGGTACATCCAGCGGGAAAAAGCCACGCTGGTGTTGCTGTCCGACGGAACTAAGGTGTTTGAAGACGAACTGCCGTCCGCGGAAATGCTGGACGCCAGCAACATCACCATCATGGACAAGCGTCCGACCTTCCGCAAAAAGGTCAAATGGTGCAAGTTGACGGCGATGGAAGTCCTGGAAGAACGCGAGTGGCCAGGCAAGTACATCCCCATCGTTCCGTGCTACGGGGCGCAAGTGGTGGTTGAGGGCAAGCGCAAAAAGTATGGCCTTGTCCGCTTTGCCAAAGACCCGCAGCGGATGTTCAATTTCTGGCGCACCGCCCTGACCGAATCTATCGCCCTGGCCCCCAAGCCGAAGTGGCTGATTGCCGAGGGCCAAGACGAAGGCCACGAATCCGAATGGGCGCTGGCCAACCTAAAGTCCACGCCTGTGCTGCGGTACAAGCAAAAGGATATTGAGGGCGTTCCCGCGCCCGTGCCGACCCGCATTCAGCCTGAGCCGCCGCCTGACGGCATCATGGTTGCGTCCAGCGCGATTGCGGACGACCTGAAAACCGTGCTGGGGATTTTTGACCCCGCCCAGGAACTGCCTGGCAACCTGTCGGGCAAGGCGCTGCAAGGTCAACAAATGCAAGTTGACCTGTCGAACTTCCACTTTTACGACAACATGACCCGCAGCATTAAGCAGACGGGCAAGATCATCCTGGACTTGATTCCCAAGATTTACGACACCCAGCGGGTGCTGCGGATCATCGGGATTGACGGAAAGCCGGACATGGTGACCATCAACGACGTTCAGGCGACCGGCGAAGTCCTAAACGACGTGACCGTGGGTTTATATGACGTGGTAATGGACACCGGCCCAGGCTACAACAGCAAGCGCCAGCAAGCCGTGGACACCATGATGCCGCTGATGGCCGAACCCGCCGTGTTCCAAGCCGCGGGCGATTTGCTGTTCCGCAACATGGATTTCCCTGGGGCCGACGTGATTGCCGACCGCCTGGCCGCGATGAACCCGCTGGCGCAGATCGACGACAAGTCCGACGTTCCCCCGCAGATTCAAATGAAACTGCTGCAATCCCAAAAGGCGATTGCCGACATGGAACAAAAGATGATTGCCATGCAGTTGGAAATCAACAACCGTGGCCAGGTCGCGCAAATCAAGGAAGACGGCAACAACCGCCGCAAACTGATGGATGTCATTTCCCGTGCCTACAACACCGACACAATCAACGAAGCCCGCGTCAACCAGGCCGCGGTCAAGGCTGTGACCGACCAAAACAAGATCGAACTGGACGCCATGGTGCGCCTGGTGCTGGCCGGTCTGCCCGCCGAAGCCTTGGCCGCAGAAATGCAGCGGCGTGACCAGGAACAAAAAGACGCGTCAATGTTTGCGGAAATGGAAGTCAACCAAACCCAAAACCCGTTCATTCAGGCGGGTCAGGAATTGATGGCCCCGCCCCCAATGCAGCCCCCGATGCAGCCGCCAATGCAACCCGAAATGCAGGGAATGGCCCAGCCGCCGATGGGATTACCACAATAATTGACAATGCACAAATTCAGGTTGAAAATCAACCAAAACCTACCAATGGGTTTTCATTGGGTTAATTCGTAGGGACACCTATGTCGGAAACAGCAGAACGCGTTGCCAGTAACCTGGTGACAAGTGAGAATTTAGCGGAATTCACGGCCCAGAAACTTGGTCTAGTTGATACGCCAGCACCCGCGGCGGCAAGCGAAGACGCTGACAGCGCCGCTGCCGAGCCGGATGCCCAGGACGATCAGAGTGGACAGGATGGGGAAGGGAAGGACGCGACAGCAACAGAGGAACAGAAGGAACGCAAGCCCAATCCGAAGTTGGAAAGGCGGTTTTCAGAGATAACCAAGCAACGCGAAGCCGCACGGGAAGAAGCCCGTAAGGAACGCGAAGCGCGGGAAGCGATGGAAGCCAGGCTGAAGGAACTGGAAGCCAAGGTCAATCCGCAACCGGCGCAAGCCGACCAGGATGAAATTGGCGAGGAACCCAAGCCGGAACAATTCAGCGATATGTACGAATACGCGAAAGCGTTAGCCGAATATACCGCTGATAAGAAGTTGGCAGAACGGGATAGAGAGGAAAAGGCCCGCAAGGCCGCGGCTGAACAGGAAGTGAAATTCAAAGCCTGGGCAGACCGTGTGAACGCAGCCAAGAATGAACTACCCGACTTTGACGACATGGTGCAAAGCAGCGACGTTCGGGTGTCAGACCCCGTGCGCGATGCCATCATCGAATCAGAGCATGGCCCGCAGATTCTTTACTACCTTGCTGAAAACAGCGAGTTTGCAAAGAAATTGGCCGATATGTCTGTCGTTTCAGCCGTCCGCGAAATTGGAAAAATCGAGGCCCGATTTGAAAAGGGCGCGAAAGCAAGCGAACCGGAAGCGAAGCCTGTTGTTGGGAAGTCAAAAGCGCCAGCGCCGATCAATCCGCTGCGTGGCGCGGTCAGTACAGTAGATGCGGGCCTGGATGCCGATGGCAATTTCCACGGAACGTATCAACAATGGAAAGCCGCCCGCAATGCGAAGAAAATCCGCTGACAATTAACCCTTTTTCAAGGATCAAGAAATGTCCAACAATTTGCTTACCATTAGCAAGATCACCAACGAAGCGTTGATGGTCTTGGAAAACGAACTTACCTTTTCGAGCGAAGTCAACCGCGAATATGACGATCAATTCGCAGTTGTCGGCGCGAAGATTGGTAACACCCTGAACGTCCGTCGTCCTGGCCGATTCATCGGTACGACTGGCCCCGCGCTGAACGTTGAAGACTTCAACGAAACCAGCATCCCCGTGACCCTTTCGACGCAATTCCACGTCGATACCCAATTCACTACGCAAGACCTGGCCCTGTCCCTGGATATGTTCAGCGACCGCGTGTTGAAACCGGCTGTGGCTGCTATCGCCAACAAGATCGACTTTGACGGTCTGACCATGGCGAAAAACAACACCGCCAACATCGTGGGTACGGCTGGCACTCCCCCGTCGGGTCTTATCACCTATCTGACCGCCCAGGCTTACCTGGATTCGGAAGGTGCGCCCCGCGATGGCCGTCGTTCGTGCATCATCGAGCCGTTCACCAGCGCAACCATCGTTGACAGCCTCAAAGGTCTGTTCAACCCGCAATCCGCTGTCAGCACCCAGTACCAAAAGGGTCTGATGGGCCGTGATTCCGGTGGCATGAACTGGAAGATGGATCAGAACGTTGTGGCGCAGACTTTCGGCGCGTGGACGACCACCGCTGGCACTCTGACCGCCAACACCCAATCCATCGGCATTTCGACCGGCTGGGCATCGTCTTCGACCATCACGCTGACCCACAGCGCCGGTCTGACGCTGCGCCAAGGCGACGTGATCCAGATTGCCAACGTGTTCGCTGTTAACCCTCAGAACCGCCAGGCTTATGGTTCCAACAAGCCCCGCAACTTTGTGGTGCAAAGCACCGTGACCGGTTCCGGTTCGTCCACTATGTCTGTGACCGTGGTTCCCGCGATCATTACTGGTGGCCAATTCCAGAACGTGACCATCCCGACCACTTCCGCTACTGCAACGGTCACCCCGTTCAGCATCGGCACGTCGG